CTATGATTTGTTCTCTCTCACAAATGAACCCCACCAAGCCATTAAAGATATGCGTTTATCAAGGTATGTTGACCGATTATAAGCTTTCCTAACTTCATTCTTATCACTATGTGCAAGTGCAGCCTCAATCACATCAGCATTAAACCCAGCCTCATTCATTGCTGTACTGGCAATTGAACGTAGCCCATGTGCGACTAATTTTCCACCATAACCAATACGTTTCAAAGCTGCGTTTGCTGTTTGGCTGTTCATTGGCTTTTTCGGATCGTTGCGGCTGGGGAATACATACTGACGATTGCCACTGATTGGACGCATGATTTCCAGCAGCTCTAAAGCTTGTTCTGACAAAGGAACGATATGATCTCGCTTTGCTTTCATCCGTTCTGCCGGTATACACCACTGCTTATTCTCAATATCGATCTCTGACCAGGCTGTTGCTGACGCCTCCGCAGGACGTATCAGTGTCAATAATTGCCATTCAAGCAAGCAGCGGGTTGGTATCGAGAGATTACTCATGGCTATGGTGCGCATAAGTTTAGGCAATTCTTCGGGGCGTATGGTGGGCATATGCTGCTTTTTAGGCCTTTCAAAAGCATTGCCAATACCCGATGCAGGATTGGCATCAATCAAACCTACATTGACTGCATAGATCATTATCTCGTTAATACGTTGTACCAACCGCCTGACCGTCTCTAATGCTCCGCGTGCTTTGATGGGTTCTAATACCTGAATCAGGGCGCGAGCTTTGAGTTCTTGAACGGGGACATTCTCTATGCTGGGTAAGATGTCTTTTTCGATAGAACGCCAAATATCTTTCGCATGGGCGGCACTAACGTGGCTTTCTTTCAACTCGAACCATTTGCGAGCGACGTTTACGAAAATACTCTCTTCAGCTATCTGGAGTTTTTCGGCTTCCTCATCAGCTCTTGCTTGCGGATCAACCCCTCGCACTAACATTGCCAGTTTCTCTGTTCGTACCTCTCTGGCATCAGCTAAAGAGAGTGCAGGGTACGCGCCGAGGCTTACCATAGTGCGTTTACTACTGTTGGGAAGTTGATAGCGGAAACGCCAGATTTTCTTGCCGGTAGTTTTGACTAACAAAAATAAGCCATCTCCATCATGGAGAGTTAGATCTTTGTCGGTGGCTTTTGCTTTTTGTACTTCGGTGTGGGTGAGGGGGCGTGTTGTCCTTGCCATGTATGGTTCTTCCCTTAATTGGTATACGTCCATTGGTATCTATCTTAGCGTATACCAATTTGTATACCAATTGTCTCTGGCTTCAGGCGGATATCCTTGGACTACTACAGACACAAAAAAGCCCGCAAACCTAGGTGGGATGCGGGCTCTTCGTACTTCACCGGACTTATCTGGTAATAACCGGTTTAACATTTGGTGGAGCTGGGGGGATTTGAACCCCCGTCCATAATGTTGTAACTTATTGTTTATTATGAATAATTACTTTGTATTCATCCCCCGCGTGCATTTAACGGATACTTTTTACTTTAATACTTGGTAGATTTAAAATGTAGTTTGAAGGTGATAGCTTAAAATGTTAGGCTTTAAGTTGTAAAAACGAGTTTTTTTTGTATTTTTTGGAGCTAGAGATGCTAATCGAATTCTCTGTTGATAACTATAAGGTCTTCAACTCTAAACAAACATTATCAATGCTTGCCAAAAAATCGTACAAAGAGCATATGGAAACAACATTTGTTCCAGAAAAATTTGACGATTTACTTATTAATAAGTCAGCTATAATTTATGGTGCTAATGGTGCAGGGAAATCCAGCTTCGTCGAAGCCTTAGATTATTTGCAGTCTTATCTGTTATTTGGTTTTGCCACAATAAATTCAAATACTGATGATGCTAAAAGGTTCATTAATAGACCAATACCAAAATTTCGTTTTGATCCGCAAGCTAAGTTAAAACCGACTCTCTTTGATCTTCATTTTTTGAGTAATGATGGTGAAAGGTTTCATTATCAATTGTCTATTGGAGACAAAAATATATTAAGTGAAGCTTTATGGTCATACGCAAAAAAAGGTAGTCGGGCTAAGACCATAATATCTCGTGTTTATGATGAAGAACTTAATGACTTTAATTATTATTGCCCCGCACTTTTAATTGATAAAAAGACTCTTGATGTCGTTATAGATAAAGCAAAAGTTAGTCTTAAGTCACCGATGATATCTATTCTTGCAGCCTATGAGGTTGAACAGGCAGAGAATATGCTTGAATGGATAGGAAGCAACCTTATTATTAATTGTAATAAACATGACAAATTTTTTAGATCTACCACAAAAGTAGCATTCTTAGATAAATTGGTTAAGAATGATAAGTCTGTTAAAAGTGAAATATTATCATTCTTGAAGCAATTTGATTTTTCTATTACTGATATTATTGTGAAGAGAAGCGATTTCGCTTTCCCTGAAGATATCCCTGATCAATTAAGGGATGTGTTCATGGGAGATGTTGGATACCGTATTTTTGTTGAGCAAACGACCTCTAGTGGAGTTAAAAATCGAATAAATTATGTAAATCTATCTTCTGGCACTAAAAAGTTATTTGACTTGTCAACATTTTTTATTGAGTTTTTCTCTAGCAAGAATAGTGTTCTTGTTTTTGATGAATTTGAGTCATCGCTTCATCCCTACTTAGTAAAAAAAGTATTTGAAATAATGGTAAAGAACGTTGAGGCTAGGCACCAAGTTATTCTAACCACACATTCAAATGTTCTTCTAGATACTGATAACTTAGTTAGGCGAGATCAAATTTGGTTTTTAGAAAAAAACTCAGAGTTAGAGACTGAGTTATATCCTCTTAGTGACTTTTCTCCTAAGAAAGAAGATTCCATAATGAAAGGGTGGGAATTGGGTCGCTTTGGTGGCGTTCCTTTTTTGGACTGAGGTGATGAATGGCTCCTAAAACAAAAGAGCTATTAATAGCTCAAGGTTTGAAGAAAAGATCTCCACGAAAGATAAAAAATGAGAGAAAAAGGACCCTTATAGTTTGCGAGGGAACTCAAACGGAACCACAATATTTCAAGGATATGGTTCGTGATTTGAAAATTTCTAATATGGATGTAGTTATCAGGCCAGGTAAGCATTCTAATCCTACTGCGGTCGTAAATACAGCCATAGAAATTTATGAAGGTGATAGGACATTTGAAGTAATTTATTGCCTTATAGATACAGATGAGTTTGGCGCAAACATTAGTGCTGCAGAAAGATTAATAAAAACACACCAGTTTTCAAAAAGAAAAAAAGATAGTTTAGGGAGTCGTATTCCTGAAGTTAAGATTATAAGGTCAAATCCTTGCATTGAGGTATGGTTCATTCTTCATTATGAAAAGTTAAGGCATTGTTTTAAAAAAAACAATAAAACAGCAGCGTTGAATTGCAAAGACTATTTACGTGGGAAATATATATTGGAATATAATGAAAATTATAAAGGATTATATTCATTAATAAAAAGTTTGGGCAAAAAAGCATTAGTGAATGAAAAAGAACTTCATGATTGGATTAAACAGGAAAAACTTGACAACCCATGGAGTCAAGTTGGTATTATCTATTCAGACCTACATGGTTTAGTTTATTCACCATTAAAGAAATCTTGATTCTTCTAGTTTATAGAATTTTGACTTTTATATCAACAAGGTATATATTATCTTGTTGATATAATATATGAGAGAAAACTTTAGTTATTATGTTATTTCATAAGCTTGCTTAAACTTTTTCTTATCATAATCCTCTAAGTATTGACCGTAATGACGAAAAATCATTTCAGGACCTTTATGACCCATTTGCCCTGATAGCCAGAATAAATTCGCGCCCTGGCTAATATGCATAGTGGCAAACGTATGTCTGGTCTGATATGGATTACGGTACCGGACACCAGCCTTTCTTAAAGTTGGCACCCACGCTTTTTTTCTGATCGCATCAGCACCGGCCCAAGCCTCATTCGTTTTTGGATCATGAAAAACAAATTGATTGAGCATAAAGGTAAAGGGCTTCTGATTCTTGATGGCCAGTAATGCTTCGGAGTCTAATTCTATTTTTCTTCGACCTGCTTTAGTTTTAGTTCCCTTGATTACCCCTTCTACACTTGCCGTTATTACATGAGCTGTATTCCCGACGAGATCGAGGTCTTGCCACCTTATCGCACATAATTCGGAACTTCTCATTCCAGTGTGTAAAGCAAATCTAAAAAGGTTTTCCCATTGAGCATTCATCGCTGTAGATAGGATTGCTTTGGCCTCATCTGGTGAAAGAGGATCAACCACATATTCACTTTCTAATCTGACATTTTCGCCTTGGTAGCGGGAAGCTGAAACAAGAGAAACCGGATTAGCCGGTAGTAAACCATCCGTTACCGCTTCATCTATTGCGGAGCCTAAGAACGATAATCTATTGCGGATAGTTTTCAGTGCTACCTTTTGGCCTTGTATCCAGTTTTTAACCATTGCGGGCGTAAGGTCTGAGACATTAACTTCATGCAGGCTGGATAAGGCGCTCATACACTTCTTATAACCGGCAATTGTGCCTGGTGATAATTTGCGGTTTTCACAAATTATAATGTATTCATTCAGATACTTTTTAATGTGCTTTGAACTTTGATTATTACCAAACACCTTTAATCGTACTGACCGGGGAAATTGGTCAGCATAATTAAAGGTGCCTCGTTCTATTCTATTGTGAATTTCACCCAAAAGTCGTTCAGCATATTTAATATTTTTGGGTGTCACTTCAATGTTAGAAAGGGGTTCACGGCATTTAACCCCTTTATATGTGAAGGTGATATTTATTGTCTGCCCAGCCTTATGGCTACGAACAGTTATGCCCCTTGGGAGCTTTGCCGATCCCCTCTCGCCCACTTTGAAACCTCCGTAAGATCAATCCAACGTTCTTTAACACCACCAACTTTTAAAACTTGCCTGCCTTCACGCCATACTCCACGCTGAACACGCTTATTGATGGCTTCAACCGTCTCCCCAGTGGTAATGCAATACGCACTGATGGGGATGCAATCGAGACTAATCATACGAACCTCCACACTGTTTATTTAAAGGCCCGCCGCACACAGGCCGTGACTAAAACTACTTACGAGCCAATACAATTCTCTAATTCGGACTTATATTTGTTACGCACATCTAACAGAGTTTTGTTAAAAAAGGCCATAGTTCGAGTAATCCCGAACTGTTCAGGTTTCGGGTGATTGGTAATTACACCTTTCGTTGATTTGATTCGATTAATTTCACCTTTTAGGCTCAGACGCTCTAGGGCTCTATTAACCACATCGACTCTGGCAGGACGGATTTGAGATACGCGATTAGCGACCTCTTTTGAGGTTAGTCCTGGGTGGTTTTGTACAACTTTTTGCGCCAGTTGAATAACTGACTGTTTTTCACTCAGCATCTGCATTCCCCTCTACCAACGTGAATGTTTTGCAGCCACAATTAGGACAGCAATTATCCGTCCAGCCGCTTTTATTCCTCTTTCCTAGCAGCTCATCTTTAGCGTGAGTTTTCCGGCAACGGCGGCATTTGAATTTATTCATCACTCATCATCCCAGTTATCGATAGGGCAATGGCGTCCTGTAGCCATTGGCTCGTTGTCTCTCAGTTGCGGGCAGTCTTTGTGGTGACATTCACCATCACGGGCAGCGGCGCAGAGTTCTAGTGGTTTCTCAAACTGAGGGCGCATTATTACCCCGGCTGGCGCTGGGAAGATAACTAAGGGGGGGGCTGTCAAACGCCCGGCTACACGAATTGCATGTTCAACATCAAAACGGGAAAGCCAATTACCTCCCTCTTTAGGTATCATGACATTTCGCTTGCCCTCGTTAATTGGATGTCCGGCACGAACTGAGTACCCGACTGGCAGCACTATAGGCTTACTCAACTTTTCGTTTGCTGCTTCTAACCTATTGGCTGTGTTTTGATACAACTCAAAGGCAACCTTGCGGTTCTCATCAATATCATCGCCGCGCTTCTGTGTCGCTTCCAGTTGGGCTATCAGTGCGCTCAAATCAGAAGCTGAAACTATCATTTCGTCGGGGCCAATCAATTCGGCTAATGCCACCCTAGTTTTGAGACTAACAATGATTTCTTTGATGTTATTCATTGCAGCACCGCCATTTCGCCATGTTTAACAGTTTCACCAGCGCTTAAGCCTCCACTCAGCAAAAATGAGAGAGCCAGCAAAATATCGTCTTTGTTTTTGCAGTGGCAGGCGTTAACGAAGCTCTCAATGGTGCCGTGAGCCAGCTCCTGCATTTCCTCTTCGGTGAGGCGTGGTGGTAATGATTTAGACATTCTGGCGGCGAACTGGCGGAGGTCACGTTCAGCTATTAATGCTGAATCAGTTGGGCATGTGGTCTCGCTGACACCCTGCTTTAGGTCGTCTAACGTCTTGCCGGAGAGGTTAAAGATTGCGTATGCGATGTTGTTTGCTGCATTTATGGCAACATCTCTAGCGTTGGTTTTAAGCTCTGCATTCTCGCTAACCAACTGTTGCACCCGTGCAATGGTGTCACCTGCCACTGCGCCAGTAATACCCAAAGCCCCGGCAATCAGTGAGCAAGTATTGAGTGCAGCATCACGCTCAGCTTCAAGGCTGGCAATTGTTGCCTGGTACTGTGGTTCACAGTAATGATGGCCACTAAAACCGCGTTTCCATGTATAGCCGCAAGCACATTTGCAGATATCGTTATCTTGTTTCATCACTGTTTCCTCGCATAGAGAACGCCATCAACTGGCAGGCATTCATATTCAGGTGGTAGACCTTGCTGCTGGATGTCGGCTATACAGTTCTTATCATCCGGATAGACGTAGCCTTGAGGCTCGTATTGGCACGGCTGGAAGGTGTAGCAGACGAGTAAAAACAGGCCGTACATCATGGTTGGGTAGCTACGGTTAGCTCATTGAAACGAGCCAAGAAAGCGATCCGCGCATCCCGTGATGACATTGGTACTATTGCCATTTCTGCTGGTGGAATACCTGCCAGCATGGGCCACTCTTTACCATCATCGATGTCTAACTCTTGGCGCTCGGTGGTCAGCATCACCAGATCGCAGTAGTGGACGATCGCGGATATTTCGGCAGGCAACCCAAAGGTTTCACGAATGACGGTATCGACCTGCTGCTCAATAGCCTGGTAATCAGGCAGTAGGCGTTTAAGAGGTGAGGGAATATCTTTGCAATATGCCTCGGTTGCATCATGCAGTAAGGCTTCAAGGGCAAATTCTTCTGGCACAATCGTACTTATTAACAAGCAATGTTGGGCAACACTATAGAAATTCGGCAGGTGACCGGCAAAGCGGCATTCATGTGATAACGCCTGAGCGATATCTTCAATACAAATGCTGCTGGCCAGTGGTTTTAAATAATCAAAATCTAGCCCTGAATAAGTCGTAATATAAGACATAAATATACTCCACACGGTTTTTAGGTAATACCCCGCCAAATACCCCATTGCTGGGATATTTGAAGTGATACTCTTTAATTAAGGTTTAATTACGCTTTGAATTTTCCAATAAATGTTTCAACTTCGACGCCTTTAAATTTATTGGTAAGCAGTTCCAAAAATTCAACAGCTATCTTTTCTTTTTCTGCTTCCAATTGAACAATGCGTAATACTAAAACCGGAACATTGCCGCCGGTGAGAATGCTATAGCGCAATTTAAAACGACGTTCACCTAATCCCTCATAGGGAATACATTTAAATTCAAATGCCGCTGGCATGACGTCTTTGCTTTTGGCTTCCACACTTTCCATTACAGAGCGTTTCGCGCTGAAGTCCTGGTCTTCATGATCGGCTGAACTGGTTTGTTCAATGGTAATACGGCGAACGGCACCAACGGCTTTCTTTATATCCAGCACTACACCATCAGCATCAAAGGCCAGCAAGAACTCACGGTAATCTTCCAGCCATTCAGCAAGTTCTTTTTGCGTCTGTTTGCGACCATCAATATTAAGCAGTTCACGGAATGGCGCGGTTTTCTTGAGTGACAGACTGGCAGTGTTATCGGCATGACCGGGATTTTCCAGCGTGCCTATATTGAAGATAGTTTCTGCGCGCATTTCATCTGCATCAATAAAACAGCGAACACCGTTACCCGCATAGCCAGATGAGTATTTCACGTATTCATCAATACTGCTGGTTTCCATGGAACCACGGAAGCGGTACCGCTCCAGATTGAATTGCTCAAGGCTTTTTACAGACACGCCAGCTGGTAAAGCAATGGTATCGCAATCTGTGCCAGCTAATTGTCTTTCAATTATCGAGGTTAAAACCATATCGCGAATTTCGGTGATGGCTGACGAATCTAATTGTTGAGACATATAAAGTCCTTAATAAATATAAGTTGGTGATGGCGAATAAATTAATTAACGGTCTTTAGTTTTCCGTCAGTCTCGCCCTTAATTGTGAATAACTGGCCCTGATCTTCCTGCATAATTGCCAGCTTGCCGCCTTTGCCAACATACATAGGCGTTTCGGTGGTATCTTCCTCGGAGGATTTACCGCGCGGTGTTGGGGTAGTGAATTTCAATTTATGGGCGATCATGATGCGCTTTTCTTCCATTGAATTACTCATGCGAGATAAATCAAATTCAATGGTGACCTTTCCTTTACCACCGTTATTTAGAACGCCTAACGCGGCTGCATTTAAAGCGGCAGATATTTTGTTTTCGAAAATACCGGCATCCAACTCTCCAAGAAACTCCGGTACCACGGTTTTTCTTTCTTCACTCATCGGGGTGACCCTCAGTCATGCAGTTCGCACTGCGTTTGTTTACTCCACACACAGAGAAGCACTCCGATCCGGGGGCTTTATACTGTACGGGTTTAAAGGGATAACCCGCCCGGAGCACTTCTCTGTGTGAAAAGGGCGGCTGGCCTAATCTGGTGTTGGCAGGCGCAGCCGCTAAAGACACAGCACAGCAATGGAACAAGGATGTGATTTCCGGCGCTTATTTCCGGCTGCTGCAATTGCACAGGCTAGCTCTTTGGCAAATCACAACGGTAAGAGCATTGCCGGTGTCTGAATCGAACAGACCATTTCCTTGCCCATCACCAGATAATAAAAACTATCTGGCGTCTGGAATTGAACCGGACTCAATGCCTTGCTCGTCAATGCTCTTACCTGTTGTGTGATCCGTAACGTGGATCAGTCGGCCTTTTAAGCCTCACGGGGCATTCTTTGCGCGGGATACGAGGCTCAACCGCGTTTACTGCCGTGACTGGAGGGGTTACTTGCCGTTCGCCTTCCTCAAAACACACCGGTTAGTACCGGAGCGGCCCGTTTCAAATCAAAATAAGTGTCGATTACTCAAAAACTACGTTTAAAACTTCCTGAAGATCGCCATCACACAGGGTGATATACCCATCTGAATACATGCGTTGGAGCCATTCGAGACTGATATTTCGATACTGAGCCATTGATTTACCCCTTACTGGCCATTTTGATAAATTCAGCTTCATACTTCACGAACGGCACATAGAAGATGGTCAATTCACCGGGCTTATCACTTTGTTCGTAACCAGCTGGTGAGAAGATTTTGTCGAACTTAACCGCGGCTTCCCGCACTGCTTGTTCTTCACCTTCGAGGCACATCAAGACACGCATTTTGCCGATTGTTATTCCTGTGGTGTCGCCTTGGTATCTGTAACCTTTCATGCCTGTTACTCCACACTGTTAACCCTGCTAAGCGAATCATCCGGTGTTTCTATGCCACCGGCAGCTACTACGTGGGCGTCCTGCCTGTTCGCTGTTGATGAGATAAATATAAAATAACTTATTTTGAAAGGCAAGCTTAAAATATAAATAAACTTAGTTTTTATTTGATAAAGCAACCCGTGAGAGTCACTTAGATGTGAGGAGGGGTTTTTACAATTCGAACTGAACGCCTTTTACGACACCAATGATTTCGCAGGATTCAGTGATCGCGATACTGTCATACCTTGAATTAAGAGGGGTTAAGTAGCGATTCGGGCCATCGATAACTAATTTTTTAACTGTCATCACATTTTTAGGTTTTGAACCTGAGTTATCAGATATAACAGCAACAACGATTTTCCCGTTTTCTGGCTCTACTAAAGGGTCAACCACCACTGTCGACCCTCGTGGGATACTAGGGTTTCCATGCGGGTTAACCATCGTGTCATCGTCAATGATGAAACCGAATGATAGCGGGGATACATTGAGGAACGTGGTAGTTTTCTTTGCGCTAGCTGGCATTTCATTTGCTCCACTTGTGGTAAAAGCTTTTACTTCTTCCCACGAGAGTAAAGGTATGAATTGCATAGCATTTTGTGTTGGCGCAACTGCCCCCGCCGTTTGACCATATAGTAAGTAGTTTTCTGTTGTACGAAGAGCCCTGGCCAATTTACTTAAAGCCATTCCCCCAGGTTGATTTAAGTCTTTCTCCCAATAACCGACGGTTACACCGGAGACACCAATAGCCTTGCCGAGCACTACTTGGGTGTAATTTTGTTCTTTTCTTAATTTCTTAATGCGCTGCCCAAGCGTCTCCACGGTATTTCCCTTTGGTTGATACAACTAACTTATTTTAGTTTTTATTGATGTAAATAAAATTATCCATTAATATCTAAGTTAACTTATAAAAAAGGAGGTCTTATGACCGTTGATGAGTTAACTGATTTTTTTGGTTCAAACAAAAAAGCCGCTGATTTTTATGGCGTAACACCCGAGGCCATTTCTATGTGGGGAAAGAGAAAAGGTCGCTTAATCCCAAAAGGGAGGGCAATTGAAGCAGATCATGGCACGCATGGCGCTTTGAAATACAACCCAGCACTTTACAAAAAGACTACGGCACCCTCCGCCTAAGTTAAACCACCAGATAGGAAGAAACATTGTGGATAACAAAGACTTTCCAACTCAGCCGGATATTAGCGACGCGATACACCAACTGATCACCCAGACGCCGGGCAAGTATGACGCGATGGCTAAACAGTTATGTCCACTGTCCGGTACTGAGAATGCATTACGTAACCGCGTTCGCCAGTTGGCGGGGCAGGTCGTGCCGCTGGGCATGGCGGTAGAGATGGAATCTATCTCTGGCCGCTCTGATATCACAGAGGCCATGTGTAAGCGTGCTGGTGGTGTTTTCGTGAAGCTGCCGGAAGTGAATGACATTGGCAACGACGAGCTACTGATCAAATTTAACGATCTGCTGGTGGCTTTGGGTGATTTTGGCCGTGCTCATAATCAGTTTACCGCTGATGGCGTGTTAGATCGTGATGAAACTAAGCGGCTGAAAGCTAAGGGGTATAAGGCGCAGTCGATTATTGCAGAGATTGTGGCTGTGACGGTGATGTTATGGGGTGACGCCCCAGTGTGCGGCACTGAGGCGTCGGGTGCATTAACTAAACGTGTGGAGTAATTAACGCATGAACATTGTAGCGGCTAAACGTTCTATTCCGCAACTGCGTTGCGTTTGTGTCAGCCCGTTCCGGTATGAACGAATGATAAGGGGCCAGTGGAAACCGTGCAACCACAGCAGAGCGCGGGGAATTGTGGGTGTAGTTCGCCGTAAGTGGGGCCGCGTATGACTAATCCAGGCACGACCACCACTAACCCCATCCAATTGCTTGATCGGTATTACCACGATAAGCGCGGTATTCGCGTTCACGTTATTGGCTACGACAGCGCTACAGGGCAAGTCATTTTTCGTCGTGATGATTATGAGCATGACTGTTCAATACCCATTCGGCGTTTCAGGAAAGAATATAAGGCGGTTGTATGAGCGTAAAGCTATCCAGTTATGTATGGGACGGCTGTGCGGCTGCGGGTATGAAAATATCGAAAGTGGCCATCATGGCCCGTCTTGCTGACTTTTCTAATGATGAGGGCGTGTGCTGGCCGTCAGTAACGACGATTGCCCGCCAGATTGGGGCAGGTGAGAGCACTGTTCGTACTGCGCTGGCTGAATTGGAAACCGATGGTTGGTTAAGCAAGAAAGCCCGCCGCGCCGGTAACCGCAATGCCAGTAATGTTTATCAGCTGAATGTTGCAAAGCTTAAGGCCGCTGCTCATGCGTCAGAATCCGACACCTCAAAATCTGATGGCTCAAAATCTGACGGGTCAAAATCTGATGGCTCAAAATTCGACGGGTCAGAATCTGGCAATAACGGCACTTTTGACCCGCCAGAATCTGGGGGCGATCCGTCAGTAAAATCAACACCAGATCCATCAAGTAAAAAACCTACCTGTCAGCCGCCGATGGCGACCGACCCTGAAGTTGAAATTACTGATCAGGCCAAAGACGTTTTAAAGCACCTGAACCTGATTACCGGCTCTCGGTACCAGACCAGTAAATCATCGCTGGAGAACATCCGCGCCCGACTGAAAGAGCAGTTCACTGTTGCAGAGCTGAAACTCACGGTTGATTACCTCCACGCGAAGTGGGCTGCTGATTTGGATATGGCCGAGTATCTACGTCCTACAACACTTTTCCAGCCAACTAAATTCCCTGGATACCTTGAAGGTGCCAGCCGCTGGCATGCACACGGACGCCCAGTCCGCAAAGATGGCAAATGGGTTAAGGCGAGCGGGGAATTACTGACTGGCGATACCACTCTGCGCGATAAAGCCTACATGCGGTTCATTGGTTCAGGCTTACCTGTTCGTAACCCAACCCCACTTGAAACCATGGTCAGCAACGAGGCTAGCAAACTTGGCTTACGTGGTATGGGGAAGGGTTTTGGCGTGAGTAAGTGGAATGCCATCTGGAAAGAATGCAGCCAGCGCGTAATTGGGGAGGCCGCAGCATGACAACTACCTTTGGTAGCACCGAATCATGTGATTCATTCTCTTGCGAACCTAGTGATGAACAAGAAACCGATATTCCGCAGATCTCAGAATATGTTGAATCTTTGAATGCATTAAAAGCTATGCCTGAGCATTTCTTAAAACAGGTTGGCGATCAGTGGCGCACGCCTGATGCTTTGTTTTGGGGCATTAACCAAATGTTCGGCCCTCTGGTTCTGGACTTGTTCACCGACGGTGAGAATAGTAAATGCCCTGACTACTACACGGCAGAAGATAACGCGCTGGTTCAAAACTGGGCTGAGCGAGTGAAAGAGCTTAAAGGCGCTGCGTTCGGTAACCCGCCATATTCCCGCGCTAAACAGCATGAAGGTGAATACATCACCGGTATGACTCACATCATGCAGCACACAGCGGCAATGCGTGAAGCCGGTGGCCGTTATGTGTTTCTTATCAAAGTCGCCACATCAGAGAGCTGGTGGCCAGAGCAAGCCGACCACATAGCGTTTATTCGCGGTCGCGTTGGTTTCGACCTCCCACGCTGGTTTATTCCGGCAAATGATAAACAGGTACCGAGCGGTGCATTCTTCGCTGGCGCCATAGCGATATTTGATAAGACGTGGCGCGGGCCAGCAACAAGTTATGTCTCACTGGATCAGCTTATGACTACTGGCGCGGCATTCTTAGCGCAGATCCGCAGAGAGGCCGATCGTCTGGTGCCACAGAACCAGAAACAAAATATTCCTGAAATTATTCCGGTACCGAATAGTGAGGTAGCGGCATGATTTATGACACAAAGTTGCCATCAGGTATGTCACTGAGTAAATGCCCGTTCTGTGGTGGTCATGCTGAATTGTATGTTGATGGTGAGGGGATTTTTGCCGGTTGTAATACTGATGGTTGCCTAATCCACCCAATAACTCTCACATATGCGACAAAGCGCGATGCTGTCCGTGCGTGGAATTTTCGAGGGCTAGCTAATAACTCTGATCCCATTGTGGCGGTGTTCGGCAAATTAGTTGGGGTAGAGCGATGAAATTAACTCTCCCATTCCCACCGTCAGTTAATGGCTACTGGCGCGCCCCAAACAAAGGACCGCTGGCTGGTCGTCACCTAATCAGTGTAGACGGTCGCAAATACCGCAGTGAAGCATTGGCTTGTGTACTCGAGCAATTACGGCGGGTACCGAAAGCCATTACTGGCCACGTAGCCGTAACTATTAATTTTTACCCACCAGATCGGCGCATAAGGGACATGGACAACTACCTGAAAGCACTTCTTGATGCCTTGACGCATGCCGGAGTGTGGGTAGACGACAGCCAGATAAAGCGGATGTTATTGGAGTGGATGCCTATGACTAAGGGCGGGAAGGTAGAAATACAGATCAGCGAGGTACATGTATGAATACTTACGTAGGTGTTACCGCATCGGTTGTGACGATGAGCAGCCGTGAAATCGCTGTACTGGTGAATAGCAAGCACGGTGATGTGAAACGCTCTGCAGAACGCTTATGTGCTGGTGGCATTTTAACCGCGCCGTTGGCGCAGTTCGAATTTGAGCATAACGGCAATCGATATTATGAGTATCGGTTTAATAAACGCGACTCACTCGTATTAGTTGTCCGGCTCTCACCTGAATTCACCGCTGCAGTGGTTGACCGTTGGCAAGAGCTGGAACAGAACCTGATCCCTCAAACCTTGCCAGAAGCGTTGCGTTTGGCTGCTAATTTGGCAGAAGAAAAGCAACAGCTTGAGAATCAGCTTTCTATTGCTGCGCCAAAAGTTGAGTTTGTCGATCGCTACGTTAAGGCCAATGGCTCAATGACCTTCCGGCAGGTTGCAAAGTTGCTGAATGCTAAAGAGCATGAATTTAACTGTTTCCTGCTAGATCAGCACATCATGTACCGCTTGAACGGCGCATTAACTCCTCGTCACCAGCATAGTGATTTAGGCCGATTTGAGGTTAAGACCGGCACTAATACCATCAATAATCATGCCTTCGCCCAATCCCGTTTTACACCGAAGGGCGTTAAATGGGTTGGTGGCTTATGGGCTGAGTATCTTGCAAAGAAAGGTGCCGCATGAGGGCATTATTAACCCCATTCATCCAGCAAGAACTTGGTGTTGTGATATTGACGCCAGGTGCAGATTTATTGCCGTATATGTCAGGCCGCTTGCTGGTGGCCACTGAGCCGGAGGAGTTTAAATCGCTTCCCGTTGGCGTGTTGCCGGTCGCCAATCAACAACTAGCCAATGATCCGCGACTGTTGCCCTTCTTTGAGCATGAGCGGGTTATTAATGCCGCTGGTGGGTTTCGAGTGCTGGAGGCATGGGTTAAGCAACTGAAAGAGTGCCAATGGCATGATCCGGATGATTCTCACGTTCAAAATCTCACGATATTGCGCTATGGCCAACGGTCGGTTCGTTTATGTTGGCATCATGATAATAAGCTGAGAGAGCATACACTTCCCCGATTGAACAAGCTGGCGACCAGCAATCTCATCACTTGGATAATCTCAACAGTCTGCAGTCATTTTCGGCTTCCGGAGGGCCACCAGCTCACTATGCCGGAATTATGTTGGTGGGCTGTCGTTAATGAGGTTTCCGACTTGCTCCCCGACTCAATTGCTCGAGCAAGTTTGCGGATGCTACCAGCAGTGATGAAATCAGGGCCAACGAGGGAGAGTGATATCACTTGGACGCCAAACCCAACACAAATCATTGAAACCAAAGTAGAACAGGTTAAGAAGGTGTTGGCTCTGAAAATTGATGATGAGCCACCAGCCAGTTTTATGCGTATTCCAAAGCGGCAACGCTGGGAGAACAAGAAGTGGCTCAAGTGGGTTAAATCCCAGCAATGTTGTGGGTGCGGTAGTTCTGCTGACGACCCTCATCACATTATCGGTCACGGTCAGGGTGGTATGGGTACCAAGGCTCACGACCTATTCACAATTCCCCTATGCCGTTCCTGTCATGACGCACTGCATGCCGATTTGCGTACGTGGGAAGCGGAACACGGTAGCCAGGTTGTGTTGTGGTTTCATTTTATGGATCGGTCTATATCGATCGGGGCAATGGCCTGATGGCCTTAATTGTGTGGAGTAAAACTATGAATTCAGTAAACGGTATGCGGACCGGTTACAGCAGTTTGGAGACGTTAGCATGAGAAATATCTCTATAGTATTAGAGCGTTGGGGCGGCTGGGCTGCCAGTGATAACAGCGGGGTAGATTACTCTCATATTGCTGCGGGTTTTAAAGGCTTATTACCATCAAAGTCACCGAGCAGACTTTCATGCTGTGACGATGATGGAATCATCATTGATAGCTGTGTTGCAAGGCTTAATAAATTCAAACCAGACGAGTATGAGTTGCTAGTTATGCACTATCTATACAATGTATCACTCAGGTCGATTGCACGTAAACGTAGATGTTCGGATGGGACTATCAGAAAAGAAATGCAATTAGCTGAAGGGTTTATTGGTGGTTGTTTAGCGATGCTGGAGGTGACTCTCAACTTAGATATCTAAGTGTCTATTTTCTCAGTAATTGAAGGTGAGACTATTCTTATTTTTCCTGAGTTATAGTCTTGCCTTAGAGTGGCAATTTTCATTCTTGTTGCTGAGTATATTTCTGTAGCATTCGCTCTAGTTTTCTCATCAGCATACTTATCCTTTATAATGGATTTTTGTTCTTTCATATCACGTTTGAGTCCCGCTCTTAGCTGTACAACCTCATGAGGCTCAATGAACCGGCAATAAAGCTGCATATAAATAAAAGAAATTAGCGAGCTAATTATTGGGACTAATAGTGTAACAACTTCTTGTTGGGTGCCATCGAGAAATCTAGTAAGCCCCATTAATATGGAACCTACACCAGCAGTACCCAATACACCATTTCGAACGCTAGCAGCAGTTTTATCACTTAGATTGGAGTTCAAGCCTTTCTCCTAGATATTTCGTCAAGTTGTTGAACTATTGGAGTATTAGAAGAAAGGTCTAAAGTTATTTCGCTAATAACCTTGCTGTTATGTATGTGTTTCACAATCAAAATCTGGTTTTTTTTCAATTTTCCCGTGAGGTAGTATGCGAAAGCATTCGCTAATTTCCACAAGAAAGGGGATAGGATGAGTAACCCTACCCACGTCATTGCTTGAAATAAAATGCTAATTGCTTCGCTTTCGCTCACTTAAACCATTTTCCTATCATGTGACACCCTGTGTCGAATTACACGGGTGATAATGTATTCTGTTCGTTGCGATCTAGCCGTATTCTTAGTAACTATAGATAGTGCAACCTCAAACATGTCACCTTTGGTAAAGCTTTTTTCACTATCGTTAACTCTAGACATGAAAGATGCATCTTCCATTTTCACAGCTAGTTCTTTTCCATCGTATAGCATTTTCCAGCCACGATTTGAATCGAAGTTTACTTGCGTCAATAAAATATTGGTAGTGATGTTTTCAATTTTTTCATTTGATAATGAGGCTCTAGGTAATGGCGTAAACTCTTGAGTTTCATCACCTTTTACTTCGAATGTTTCTTTTCCATCCATTTCGATTTTAAACGTTGGTTTTTTCTCTGAGTTTAATGGTTGGGTGATGATTTCATTCATAGCTTGTCTAATCACGGGGTCAGAAACCAGACGAGCCACTGTTCTATTACAGACAATCTCTTCATTATCAAGAATTAGAGTTGACTCATCTGAGCTGGATTCGGTTCGTATCTCTAAAATACGCTTATCTTTAAGTTTTCTTGCTACGCCGAATGCTGAACCGTGAGCTACAGCTATAGATGCTGCACTGATACCTAAATATTTTAGGACTTCCAGAGCACCAGAACTTTTTATAAGTAATGCGAATTCTATGATTAAAGAGCCTGCTTTAGCTGGGGCTCTAACTTCAAGTTCGAGAGTGCTTTCATTATTAATTAAATCATCTGCACGATTAACCATTTTAGCGAATTCAACTATAGACATGCCCAAATCATAGGCATTCATTTTATGCTTACTTAAATCTGAGTCTTTATCTGCTCCGTAATGCACACTAAAGTTTTTAAAGTCTTGCTGCTCGGTCATTTGTGGTTTCCTTTTCACCATTTTATTTTTGGATGCCTTAACCGACAGCAAAATTCAATACTCAGCATGTCAGCCGTTTATCCCAGAGACTTAACTAATATTTAAGTAAAAGAAGAATACAAAAAAGCTAACGCGTACGCAAAAATGATTGTACTGTGATAAGGATAGTTACTTTGTTACGCAGCTTACATAATTATAAAAGACCTCGCTTCGGCGGGGTTTTGTCGTTTCTAAGGTATGCGGTCAGCACATTGGTAGGTGCTGACGCCGGAACCGTAACCGGCTTCAAAAATGATAAGCCCCGACATAAGTCAGGGCTTTTTTGTTTGTGGAATGGGCGGCAGAAGAGTGCTAGTAACACTGCCTCTGCCATTCGCCTGTTGAGAAAGTCACAGGCGAACCAAGGCCCACCGCTTGTGTGCACAAAGCGATCTGAGCCTACCAAATAACGGTAGACTGATCTATGGGAAACACTGTTTATTTCAATAAGTTGAAAATTGTTAACGCTGATTCGCTACAATACATAAAAACTCTTCCTGATAACTATATCGACCTGATCGCAACAGATCCCCCATATTTCAGGGTTAAATCCTGCAAATGGGACAATCAATGGGAAAATGAGTCGGTATATCTTGCTTGGCTTGATGAGTTACTTTCTGAATTTTGGCGGGTTTTAAAGCCGTCAGGAAGCCTTTATATATTTTGCGGTTCTCGTTTGGCATCCGATACAGAAATTCTGGTTCGTGGTCGCTTCAATGTACTGAGTCATATTATTTGGGCTAAACCATCCGGCCCGTGGCGGCGAATGCATAAAGAAGATTTGCGGTCATACTTTCCTGCAACTGAAAGAATTATTTTTGCTGATCATTACGTTGGCCCTTTTATGCCAAAGGGCAGCACTTATGCGGCTAAATGCTCAGCCCTCAAACAGAATGTTTTTAAACCGTTGATTGATTATTTTCGGTTGGCTAGATCATCGCTTGGTGTGTCTGCAAAGGCTATAAATGAGGCTACTGGTCGGCAAATGTCGAGTCATTGGTTTAGTGAAAGCCAGTGGCAATTACCTAACGCCGAGCAATATGCCGTGCTGCAAAACCTGTTTAGTCGTATTGCCGCAGAGAAGCATCAACAGGGGATATTGAGCAAACCCCACCATGATCTGGTAGAGGAATATCAGATATTGAATAGGCAGTATTCAGAGTTAAGCCTCGAATATGAATCATTACGGCGACCATTCACTGTTACTGCTGATGTGCCATATACCGATGTTTGGACATTCCCTTCTGTTGCTTTTTATCCCGGCAAACATCCTTGTGAAAAACCAAGTGAAATGATGGAACACATCATCAGGTCAAGTAGTCGGGCTGGGGATGTGGTTGCTGATTTCTTTATGGGCTCCGGGGCAACCCTTAAAGCGGCTGTCAAGCTTGGAAGGGTAGGGATCGGGGTAGAGCTCGAAGAAGAGAGATTTAATCAGACAGTAGAAGAAATCAGATCATTACTTACTTAACCTCAACGCACGTAGTTGGGGTTTTTCTGTTTTAGCTCATCAGTCACCCAATAAACTCCACACACACTATCAACAGATGAGTAGTGGCTGCACTGGTGGGCTAAACCCCTCAACTACGCGCCCAACCCGCTAAGCGGGAGGGGGAGACTCATGAAAATGGAACAGCAAACCGGCAGTGTTTTTACTCAACTATTCGCTTGGTTGGCGGCTTTTTCCGCGACACTGGGCTTCACAACACAGGATTTTATTTACTTTGTGTTTGGGTTAATTGGCATTGTTCTTTCAGCTGCATCATTCATTTATGGTCGTGTTGATGCTAACCGAAAGCAGAGAGAAGAAGAGAAGCGCACTCAGCTTATCGAAAACTATTTAGTTGATTCGAAGAACAAACCTAGTGACAAACGTCCTGCTGCAGTAGAGGTAATCACTGAAGCATTAAAAAAAGTAGAGGCCGAGGTATAAATGACCGCAAAAGTTAAGACTGGCTTGGCTGGCGGCATTTGTTCCGTGGCTGCAATTATTTCTATCGTTCTTTCGATGGGTAACGTTCGAACAAGTGAACAGGGATTAGAACTGATAGGTAATGCTGAATCATGCCGCCGTGATCCGTATGTTTGTCCCGCAGGCATTATCACAGATGGTGTTGGAAATACTCACAGCGTCATACCTGGAACCCGAAAGACTGATGCA